AGAGCTTTGGATTCTGGAACAACGACCATCTGGTGGTTTTCAAGCTGACCGAGTTCGCACCCCTGTACGATGAAAAGACAGGCCTTTTGCAGGCTGGCGTGCGCTTCTGGCGGCTGAACCCTGACACGGATATGCACTATATCCTGTACGAGCTGGACGGCTTTACCGAGTACACGGAAAGCAAAATCGGCAATATGATGAAGGAGACCGTAAAAAAGCAGGCATACAAGAGCGTGACCGTCACCACACCCGGCGGCGGGCTGGAAAGCGTGGAGGGCGAAAACTACAGCGCTCTTCCCATTGTGCCGCTGTGGGGCTCCGACCTGCACCAGAGCACCCTTGTGGGGCTGAAAGCCTACATTGACAACACCGATCTGGTGATGTCCGGCTTCTGCAATGACTTGCAGGACTTTTCGCAGATCTACTGGCTGTGCGAGAACTTCAATGGCATGACCGATGGCGAGCTGCAGGAGTTCCTCGTCAAGCTGAATCTGTACCACATTGCAGGCGCAGACACCAGCGAGGGCGGAAAGATCACCCCCTACACCACCGAGATTCCTGTGGCGGCCCGGCAGGCTCTTTTGGAGCTGCTCCACACCCGGGTGTATGAGGACTTCGGCGGGCTGGATGTGCATTGCGTCAGCGCGGACAGCACCAACGACCATTTGGATGCGGCCTATGAACCGCTGAACCAGAACGCGGACGACTTCGAGGCGCAGGTCAAGCCGTTCATCCGGCAGATCTGCGCACTGGCTGGCTTTGACAACGCCATGCCGGCATTCAACCGCAGCAAGATCACCAACACGGCTGAACAGGTCGCAACGGTGATTTCTGAGGCGCCGATCATCGGTCAGGACATGGCCATTGACCTGCTGCCCAACCTGACCCCGGAACAAAAGAAGCAGGCCAAGTCCGCGCTGATGGCTGAGAGCGCAACGAGAGAGGCCACGGACGAGGAGGACGAAGATGAACCTTCAGGAATTTGATAATTTAGCAAAATCCGGCAGAGTGAAAGCAACGATTAACGTTTCGGTTTTTAAGATTCCGCGATATGTCGATAAGGTGTGTGGCCTTTCTTCTGGCTTTATCCGATTTCGATTTAAGGGAGACAAATTTGATACGATGTGTGGGCTCGGTGGCGTTAGATTTATGATCGAAGAAAATGAAACAGACCGACCGTGACCGCATCTCTACCCGCCAGCTGAACCGCTTGCGCCGCCGTATCCTCCGGGTGTACGGAACTGCCCGCCGGGAGATGCAAAAGCAGCTCACCGATTTTCTGGAAAAGTACCGAGCTTTGGACGAGCGCAAGCGGGCGCAGCTGGACGCAGGCGAGATTACTGAGGACGACTACCGCATCTGGCTGCAAAATCAGGTCTTTCAGTCCGATTTGATGCACGCCAAGCTGGACGGCATCACACAGACCTGCACCACAGCCCAGCAGACGGCCTACAAGCTGGCCCGGGACGAGCAATACAACATCTTTTCCTTTGGTGCAAACTGGGCCTTTTACGAGCTGGAACAGGCCGCAGGCGTGACGTTTGGACTGACCCTGTACAACACCGAGGCAGTCAAGCTGCTGCTCAAAGAAAACCCCAAGCTGGTTCCAAACAAGCGCATCAAGAGCGAGAGCAACCGCACCTATGACGCCCGGGTGTTCAACCGCTATGTCATGCAGGGTATCGTGCAGGGCAAGAGTGTCCACGACATCGCCGTGCAGGCCGTAAACGGCATGGCAGACACGGAGATTCACTGGGCCATGAATAACGCCATCACGGCACTCACAGGCGCTCAGAACGCCGGGGCTTTGCAGCAGATGCGCAACGCCCAGGCTCTGGGCATCGAGGTCAAAAAGCGGTGGAACTCCACCCACGACTACCGTACCCGTGAGACCCACCGCCTGCTTGACCAGCAGACAGCAGAGCTTGACGAGCCGTTCAAGGTCATGGGATACGAGATTCAGCGCCCCGGAGACCCCAACGCAGCGCCGGAGATGGTTTACCACTGCCGCTGTGTGCTGTCCTCTGCACTGGGCAAGTATCCTCGGCAGAACGCTATGCAGCGGGACAACGTGACAAAAGAGGTCGCGCCTGTCATGGATTACACCGAGTGGTACAAAGCCAAGGGCGGCAAAGAGAAAGAACAGATGTGGTGGGCGGAAGAGCGAAAGCGCAGAAAGGAGAGTTCCAAAAATGAGTAAACGAGGCTCTGGTAGTTCTACAAGGGCGAGCAGCGAGAAGACTACGCTTGATGAATTTCTCGCAAAACGTGGCTTAAGTTCGCCCATCAGCGATTACATGGACGATAAGATGCGCATTCCTCACGGCCTGACACGCCGCCAAACGGAAAAAATGCAAAGGGAAGCCCACGAGGCCGCTGCACAGTATTCCGCAAGGCGAGAGTCTGCTATTGCAGAATACAAAGCGGGCGTTGCGTCTGGCACAATCAGAGAAAAGAGCCGTGTTGAAGTTTTGATGGGCAAAGCGAAAGGGCATCCTGACAATCCTTCCACACAGGCAGCACGCCGTGCGCTGGAAAAACGTGGTTACAACTGGAAAACAGGAAAAAAGCTCAAGAAAAAGTAAGGTTTGGAGGGATGAGCCGTGATTCTGCCGATGGAAAACACCGAGAGGATGATATTTCCCGGTGTGGGTAAGTACGGCATCCCTGCTATCAAGCCGGAAACGGACATCCGCATTGACAAACTGGAATGGATTCCGGTCAATTATGCGCTGACAGCCAAAGACAAGGCCACAAAAGGCGTGCATTTTTACAAGGACGATTATCAGTTTGAACGGTTCTGGAACAACCCTGACAAATACATTTCCCTTTTGCAGCAGTTCGGCGCGGTATGTTCGCCGGATTTTTCGCTTTACAGCGATATGCCGCTTGCGGTGCAGCTTTTCATGCACTACAAAAAGCACTGGCTGGCGGCATACTGGCAGGCGCACGGCATCCACGTCATTCCAACGCTCTGCTGGTGCGGCGAGCAAAGTTATGACTGGTGTTTTGACGGTGAGCCTAGAAACGCCATCGTGAGCATTTCGAGCCACGGCACACAGTCTGACCCATACGAAGCGGAATGCTTCGCAAAACACTGCCGTGTGGCGCTGGACAGGCTCAAACCGACAAGTGTTTTGTGGTACGGAAAATGCCCGGCAGAATTTGACTGGAACGTCACAAAAATCAAGCCGTTTCAATACGAAAGGAGGCATTACCGTGAGTAAACGAGGTTCGGGCAGTTCCGCGAGAGCAGGCAACGGAGGAATAGCTGCTTTTAACGCGGCGTCGCTGCCGATTAAGGGCAGCGAAAAACAGGTTGCTTGGGCGCAAGATATTATTCAGAGCTCTTTTGATACGATTGATGCAAATATCAAGCGCATGGAAGAGCAGAACAAAAAAGAGATTGCAGATTTCAAGCAAAGGCATCCGAGCAGCAAAATGACGGCTGAGCTCAAAAGCAGAATTACTGCGGACAATGACGCTTGGATTGCGGCTGCAAAAGAATACCGGAGCGCCAGCGCTCAAAACTTTTCCAAAATGAACGAAATCCCGGCAAAACAGGTCATTGACAGCAGATATAACTTCTCCGGCGAGGTGATTTTAAGAAGCATCAATTACAACGCAGAACAAAAAAAGCGTAAGAAATAACCATGAAATTTAACTACGACATAAAATTCAACGACAACACCCCGCAGCTGCATGAGGCGCTGGATTCGTGGGAAGAGCGGGTGCTGACCCTATGGGGCATGAAGGTGCAGGATTACGCCCAGCTGCTTGTGCCCACAGGCACGGCAGACAGCACTGGCATTGAGGGCTACGTGGGCGGTGCGCTCAAGCAGAGCCTGACCTACGCCGTGGACCTTGCAAAAAAGACCGTGACCATCGGGTCAAATCTTTTTTACAGCGTCTACGTTGAGCTGGGAACAGGTATCTTTGCCGAGAAGGGCAACGGACGCAAAACGCCGTGGGTCTGGAAAGACTTCAACGGCAAGTGGCACTTTACCCGGGGCATGGCCCCTCGCCCGTTCCTCCGCCCGGCGGTGGAGAATCACATTGACGAACTGCGAGAGATCGCGGTGGAAGAAGGAAACAAGGAGGCTTAAACATGAGCATTTTCGACTATGACGATAAAGAACTCTATAAAGTTGCCGTAAAAGTGGATAAGGTTCTTAGAGAACACCTTTCAAAGGAAGAATTGGAAATTGTGAGTGCATATCTTCTTACAATGAACAAATTTGCGGAGATTGCAGCCGCAAAAGAAGAAAAATTTGCAAAAGAAGCGTTGGACGAGCTTTTTGAAAAGGTGGATAAAAAACATGGATAACATTGTTTACACCGCTACGGTTGAAGGACTTACGTTTGAAGACATCAAAAAATTCAAGAAATGTTTGAATGGAACAGCGACCCACGCGTTGACATTTCTCCATATTACCAGCAGGAGATAAAAGAACGGATTCTTTTGATTGAAATGCAGAAAGCAAGAGAACATCTTCAGGAACTTTGCGATAATGCGTATGGAAAAGGAAATCGCGTTATTATGGTATCTTCTCAGAAATCAATTTAATACTCAGCGGTTGGCGCACAGCGTCAGCCGCTTTTTTATGCCGCTTTAGCTCAGGTTGGCGGAGCGCCGGATTTGTAATCCGGGGGCCGTGGGTTCAAGCCCCACAGGCGGCACCACACCGGCAGCACGTCCGGCAACCGCCTACAAAAAGTAGGCAATTCACAAATCCGATGGCGAGCACGCCAGCCCGAGCAAGGGCAGAAAGGACTATCACATGGCACTCAAAAGAGCTGACATCCGCACGATTCTGGAGAACACCGAAACCTCCAACGATGACAAGGCGAAGGCCATTCTGGACGCCCTGCACAAGGAGACGGACGAACTCAAAGACCAGCTGGATGCAGAAAAAACAGCCCGCACACAGGCCGAAAAGGACCGGGATGCAGCCAATGGCGGCAAGCAGGCCGCTGAAAAGGCGCTGACCGACTACAAGGCCCAGCAGACCCAGAAGGACACCCACGCAGCCAAGGAAGCCAAATTCCGGGAGCTGCTGAAGACCGCCGGGGTGCTGGACAAGTACGCAGACCGGGTCGTGCGGCTGTCCGGCGAGGACATCGACAAGCTGGAGCTGGACGAAAAGGGCGAGGTCAAGGACGCCAAGAAGCACGCCGACAGCCTGAAAGCTGATTGGAGCGACTTCGTAGGCACTACGACCACCACCGGCGCAAAAGTGGACACCCCTCCCACCAACACCGGCTCCAAAATGACCAAAGACCAAATTTTTGCAATCAAGGATTCTACCGAACGGCAGGCCGCGATTGCAGCAAATATCGACCTGTTCAATGGGACAGGCGATGGAAAGGACTAACTTATGCCTGCAAAAACTAATACTGTGATGGCCGCTGACATTCAGACCACTGCACGCGAGATCGACTTCGTGACCCGCTTCGGCCGCAACTGGGAACATCTGCGCGACATTATGGGTGTCACCCGCAAAATTGAAATGCTTCCCAACACGGTGCTGAAGAGCAAGTACGCACAGGGCACCTTGCAGGACGGCAAAGTCGGCGAGGGTGAGGAAATCCCCTACAGCAAGTACACCGTCAAGACCAAGGACTATGAGAAGATCACCCTCGAAAAGTGGGCCAAGGGTACGACCGCTGAAGCCATCCTCGAAAACGGCTACGAGAACGCTGTTCAGATGACCGATGACGAAATGCTGAATGACCTGACCGCCGATGTGGCTGGTCGCTTCTACAAGTACCTCAATACTGGCACCTTGAAAGGCACCTCTAAGACCTTTCAGGAGGCAATGGCAATGGCAAAGGGCCGCGTCCTGAACAAGTTCAAGACTATGCACCGTACTGCTACCGATGTTGTGGCGTTCGTGAATGTCCTGGACGTGTATGAGTACCTGGGCACCAGCGCCGTTATCAACGAACAGAGCGAGTTCGGCTTTAACTACATCAAGAATTTCATGGGTTACAAAACCGTTTTCCTGCTGGCAGAAACCGAAATTGCACGCGGCAAGGTTATCGCCACCCCTGCGGACAACATCGTTCTGTACTACGTCAGTCCCACAAACTCCGACTGGGCTCGCGCTGGCTTCCGCCTCACCACAGACAGCAAGACCGGCATTGTGGGCGTAAACACTCGCCCTGACTATGACACCTTTGTCACCGTTATCACCGCAATCATGGGAATGACGCTGTTTGCCGAATACATCGACGGCATCGCAGTTGAGACCATTACCCCGGCCGAAACGGTCTGACCTGCAAGGGGGTGACTTTGCATGACCGTCCCTGAGCTGTGCGCACTGACGCACAATTTCTTTGACCGGGCAGACGACCCCATTGCCGGGGAGTTTGCCTTTGAGCCGGATACCGTTCCAGCCGGGGTGGTGCCGGGGCAGTATTTCCTCGTGTGCGGATCTATCTTCAACGATGGCGTGCACAAGGCCGGGGACGGTGATCTGACCGCCGAGACCTTCACCGGGACGGTGCAGCCTATGCGCGTGCCGCCCGCCTTTGTGGCGCTGGCTGAAAAAATCGACGCATACGACAAGGCGCTGCCCTCCGGCGGAGTGTATGTGTCCCAGTCCTTCGGCGGCTGGTCCGGCACGATGGCTACAGGCGCGGACGGTCTTCCCGCAGACGGCAAAACTAAATTCCGCGCCGAAATCAACCAGTGGAGGAAGATGTGACATGGTCAATCCGTTCACTGCATCCACCGTGATGCAGAGCTTTACCAAAAAATTCTGCTTCCAGACCCGCAGCTATGAGCCGGATGGCGTCGGCGGCTTTGTGTCCGGCTGGACGGACGGCCCGGAATTTGAGGCCGTAGAGCGCCACGACACCACCGTGGAGGCTCAGGTTGCAGAGCAGGCGGCTACAGCGTCCACCTATACGCTGCTGGTCAACACCGGTGTGCCTCTGGCTTTCCCGGACTACATCAAGCGGGTGAGCGACGGGCAGACCTTTCAGGTGACGAGTGCAGCCGATGAGGGCAACGCCCCGGCAGAATCCGGCATGGGCCTGCGGGCCGTGAAGTGCAAAAAGGCGGTGCTGCCGTGATGGGGCCGTCTGAGAGCATCAACCGGGCGCTGAACACGTTTTTCAACAGGTTTGGCATCCCGGGCTATCTGGAAGATAACATCCCTCCCGGTGCAGAACTTCCGTATCTGACCTATCAGCCGACAATTCCCGGCGGCTGGAATGAGTCCGGCACCTTCCACGCCCGGCTTTGGTACCCGAGTGCCAAAGGCCGGACACCTATTTTACAGACCGAAGACAAGATAAGCGCAGCCCTTGCAGATAGCTTGACCATCGAATGCGAGGGCGGCGCTATTCTTTTGCGCACAGGCAGCCCGTGGGCGCAGCCGCTCGACAACCCGCCCGAGGGCTATCTGTGCGAATACCTCAACTTTGAGCTTACACGGCTTATCCCGTGAGAAAGGATCCTTTATGCCTGAAACTCTGGCAAAAAAATTCGCGGTCAATGTGCTGACCCCGGATGCGTTCAAGAGCATCCCGAAAGGCTCCGGCAATCTGCTTTCCACATTCGACCTTTCCGCTCCCAAAATCGACAGCACCAATGTCGTATGCGCCACGCAGGGCGGCGTGACCATCTCCTACAGCAACAGCATGGAGGATACGCTGGCTGACATCGACAACGCACCCACCAACACCAAGCAGGGCAATGAGGTCACCGGAACCACCGCCACCATCGCCTTTACCACCCCCAACGCGAGCCCCGACGTGCTCAAGCTGGCTATCGGCACGGCTGACATCGATGCGGACGACCCCACCCATGTGGTCCCCCGCATCGAGGCTGCCCTGAAGGACTACAGGGAGCTGTACTGGGTTGGCCCTATGATCGGCGGCGGCTTTCTGGTTTGCAAAATTTTCAACGCCCTTTCTTCCGGCGGCCTGAGCCTCAAGACGGCTCACCGCGGCGGCGGCTCCATGCAGATCACTCTCACCGGCTACGCCGACCTGGAAAACCCCACTCAGGCCCCCATGGAATTTTACTCGATCGTCAAGGCCCCGACCGGGGACTAAGGAGGACATATGCGCAACATCATCGATCTCGACGGCACCGAATACCTCAAGCGCACCTATGAGTGTGCGCAGGCTTATAAAAAGTACGTGGCAGACTCCGGCGTGATGGACATTCTGGGCCGCGAGCCGGAACTGACCGGCACGGAGACGGACGCAGAGCGGCTGGAAAAGCGCCGGGCGCAGGCTAACAAAAACGCCGTGGACATGACCAAGCTGCTTTACACGGACAAGGCAGACCTCACCCTCGGCATCCTGCCCCTGTTCGTGGTGCTGGACAAGGACGAGGAGCAGCCGCCTACCCGGGTGCTGGCCTCTGCCATGAGCCGGGCGCTCCGGGACGTGGACTTCATGGATTTTTTTCAGTCCTTGATGTGATCGGCGCGGACGGCTACCGGCGGCTGGTATCCACCATCCGGCTGGATATGCTCCGGCTGCTGGGCAAGCCGTACATCATGGAGCATATCCGCGCCGAGGCGCGCAGGCATCAGGAGGCGCAGCTTTTCCGGGACTATGTGGCCGACGCCATCGGGCAGTATCTCGGCATCCAGCCCCTTTACTCCGGGCTTGCATCCAAGCATTTCCCCCTGCTGCACACCAAAGAAGACACCCGCACGGCGGAGCAGATCACCGCCGACAATGCAAAAGCTCTGGCGGAGCTGTGCAGAGGAGGTGAAACGCCCTGAACATCTTTAATCTGGAAGCGACTCTGTCGCTGGATGATTCCGCTTACCGGCAGAGCATCCAAAACGTGCAGAACAGCACCAAAAAAGTTGTCACGGAGCTGGGCTCCGAGTACAGCAAAGCAGCGCAGAAAGTCGCCGAGCTGACAAAGCGATACAACGAATCGGCCGAAAAGACCGGGCGCACCTCTGCGCAGACCAAGGAGCTGAAAGCCGCTCTGGCCTCTGCCCGAGCCGAACTGAAAGAGACCACCTCGGCCCTGAAATCAGCCAACGTCGGCATGACGGAGTTTGGCGGGGCATCTGAGACCGCCAGCGGCTCTCTCACCGGAGCCATCACCAAAGCCAACCTGCTTACCGGCGTCATCTCCAACGTAAGCTCCATGGCCCTGTCTGCGGCCAAGGATTTTATCCAGACCGGTATCCAGTATAACGCCCAGTTGGAAAGCTACACCACCGGGTTTACCAACATGCTGGGCAGCGCTGAGGCGGCCAAAGCGGCCATGGACGCCATTCAGGAGGACGCCGCCCGCACCCCCTTTGACGTGGCGAGTCTGACACAGGCCAATCAGCTTCTCATCAGCGCCGGTGAAAACGCGGGTTACTCCCGCAAGGTCATCATGGCGCTGGGCGACGCTGTTTCGGCTACAGGCGGCGGCAATGCAGAGCTGTCCCGCATGTCGGCAAACTTGCAGCAGATCGCCAACGTGGGCAAGGCGTCCGCCATCGACATCAAGCAGTTTGCCTATGCAGGTATCAACGTCTATCAGGTCCTGGCCGACTACACCGGAAAATCGGTGCAGGAAGTCCAGAAGATGACCATCAGCTATGATACTCTGTCTCAGGCCCTTATCGCGGCCAGCGAAGAGGGCGGACGATATTACAACGCCATGGACACCCAAAGCCAGACCATGAATGGCCGGGTATCCACGTTGAAAGATAACGTGAGCCAGCTGGCGGGTCTTATGACCGGCGACCTGAGCAACGGAATCGGCGTGGTCATCGGCAATCTGAACAATATGGTGGTGGCTGCGCAGGACGCTTACAAAAAGGATGGGTGGAAAGGTCTCGGCGAAGCGATTCTAGGCCTGGACAACCCGATCAGCACCATCATCAGCAGTTTTGGCAGGCTGGGCTCGGCGGCTGTAAGCGCTCTGGATAGAGCCAGTTACGCCCTGAACAAGGCCCTTGGCAAAACTGCCTACTCCGATTATGACAGCTACGAGGATTACCGCACATCAACGGACCAGCAAAACTCCCGCGACCGCCGCAGGCAGGCAGCGCTAAATGGCGTTGGCATCAGCAACAAGAGCTGGTCTGAGCGGCAAGCTGAGCTTACTGCTGCCGCTGGCTCCGGTGGCAGCTCTATCACTACTGGCGGCAGCGGCGGGAGCTCTTCCAGTGGAAAGTCTGGTTCAAGGTCCACCACCGAAACGGTCATTTCGTCCATCTCCAGAACGGCTACGACTACCGCTCAGAATGCTCTCGGCACCGTGACCACCAGCATCCAGACTCTGAGCGAAAAGGTCAAGGACAGCGCGGGCAGCATCAAAGACCGCATCACCGAGACCACCACCGAGACAGGCAAGGAGATGGTCAACGGCATCGAGACCACCTATAAACAGGTGGAGACCAAGGTCAACGGCGTGGTGACCAAAACCACAAAGACATACGACGATATGTCGAAAACGCTGGCGGCTACCCTGACCCGCACCACCAGCAAGGTAGAGGGCGGCGTGACCACGGCGGTCCAGGAGGTCACCAAAAAATACGCCGACGGCTCCGAGCACATCGAAAAGACTGAGACCATCACCGAAGAAAACATCGTCGATGGCGTGGCCCAGACCACTAAAACCATCAACACCTATATCGACGGTGTGCTCCAGAATACCAAGGTCGACACCGAAGAGGCCGAAAAAAGCATCCAGGCTGCGCTTTCCCGCACCGAAAAGTATATCTCCGAGATCCAGGGGCAGTCTGACAAAGGCATTTTCGGGCTGGTGAAGTCTTTCTTTACTGACATCAAGAACAAAGACGGCAAGGCCATCGCCGGGGATGTGGTAAAGGTCATTTTCGGGCAGGTGACGCAAGAGCAACGCAACACCATCCTGAAATGGGCAGACGATGCGATGACCGCCATCAATGAGCACTACGCGCAGGGCGGCATTCAGGGGGCGCTGCAGAGCATTGCAAGCCTCTTCAGCAACGGCATCACCCCGGCGGTCAACGGCTCCACCAAAGAAGTGCAGAGCTTTGCCGCCGCCATGAAGGGCCTTTCCGGCACCGGAGGCTCTGGCGGCATCGTCAGCAGCATCCTCAAGCTGTTCGGCGGCGGTACAAAGGCTGCGGCGGCTGCCGGTGAAGCCGGGGCCGGGCAGGCCATTGCGTCCGCAGCGGGCGGAGCAGCCTCCTTCTTCCCGGAGTGCCTTGCTGTGCTGGCCGTCATCGCAGAGGGCGTTGTAGGATTCAAAATGGGGCAGAACGCCCGCGCCCGCGAGGATTCTGGCGAAGAGCGCTCTCTGGGAAGCAAGCTCCTCTCCGGCGCACTTCTGGCGGCCACCGGCCCTATCGGCTGGCTCAGCTACTTCTTCGGTAAAAAGTTTGGCAAAAAGTCCTCGTCTTCGTCTGCTGCAGCAGAAAGCGCCCCGTCTGGCGCCATGAGCTATCTGGACATTCAGGACGCCTACTGGTACGGCAACGAGCGGGCTTTTGCGGGCTACGACTACCGCAGCGACCCCTTTACCTACAACCCCAACAACAATTCCGTCCCCAAATATCAGGCAGAGATACAAGCCCAACTTGCAAAGCTGAGCACCGTAGTGGAGCAGTATCTGCCCGACGTGGCAAACCAGCAGATCGTGCTGGATGACGGCACCATTGTGGGCGCTCTCGCCCCCGGCATGAACGACCAGCTGGGCCATATCCAGATGCTTGCAGAAAGGGGTAACTGAGATGTACGAGATTTTTGCGTATCCCTACGGCGACCCCGAAAACAAGCTGACCGTCTATCAGCCGGGCAACCGGCAGGCTGTGGTGCTGTCACCCAAGCTCACCCGCGAGGTGAGCAAGGGCGGCAGCCTTACTTTTACCATGCTGCGCACCCACCCCTGCTATGAGTCCATGCAGAAGATGTCCACCGCTGTGGCGGTGCATCAGGACGGCAAGGAGATATGGCGGGGCCGGGTGCTCAGTCACGAAGCCGACTGGCTCAACCGCCGGGTCATCTACTGCGAGGGGGCTCTCAGCTATTTCAATGACAGCTGCATTACCCCTTTCAACTACGAGGGCAAGCTGAGGGATTTTTTGGAATACCTCATCAAAGCCCACAACTCCCAGATCTCCGGCGGCAACGGCTACGAAGAGCAGACCAGCTACGACAAAATGAAAAAGTTTGAGCTGGGAAGGGTGACTGCCGCCCTCGGCGACCTTGTGGTGAGCTACGGCGACCGCAACCAGTACGGCGTGGGCGAGGACTACGGCAGCACATGGGACATCATCAGCAAAATGGTGCTCAAGACCTACGGCGGTTACGCCTACTGCACCTATAACTCCACCACCGGCATGAACGTGCTAAACTACTGCGACCAGGCATACGAGGCTGACCGGCAGACTGCCCAAAACATCGAATATGGCGTGAATCTGCTGGATTTCACCGAAAAAACCGACACCAACGACCTTTTCACCCGCATCTGGCCGATGGGCAACAAGCACACTGTCGAAGAGACCAAGACCCAGTGGAAGTACAAATTCCTCTGGTTTAAGTGGGGTTCGACTACCGTAACGACCGGCACCCACGAAGAGCGCTACGGCATCAACGGCACGAGCCAGAGCGCTGTGGACAAGTACCTCCCGAAAAAGGGCTACAGCTGGAATCGGGAATACGGGTGGATCCAGAACGACGAGGCCGTAAAAAAGTTTGGCGTGGTCTCCAAGATCAGGGAGTTTGACACGGACAGCAGCGACGCCACCTTTGCCGCTGCGGTGCAGGACCTGGAAAAGAACGACCTCATGACCATGAGCTATGAGGTCAAGGCCGTTGACCTTGTGGATGCGGGCTATGATACCGAGCGGCTGACCTTTGCCAGCTTTGCCCATATCATCAGCAAGCCCCACAGCATCGACGTGATCATGCTCTGCACCAAGCTGGTGGAGCCGCTCGACCACCCGGAGAAGAAGGAGTACACCTTTGGTATGACCCGGCGCACCCTCACCGACCGGGCCGTGGCAAATCTGGGCGTGACCAACGAGCTCTCAGAAAAGACGGCATCCACCAGCCGGTATGCCAGCGCCACACAGGTGGACACCACGCAGGCGGGCAAGACGGCCAGCGATTTTATCGACTATGCGCCCTCCACAGGCATGACAGTGGGCCACGCCAGCATTACGGCCAACATCCATTTCGGGACGGATGGCCTGACCTTCTCCGGCGTGAAAAACGGCACCGAGCTGCAAAGCTGGTCGGGCTCCACCTTTGCGGCCCAGACCACGAGCACAGACCTCTCCGGCTATGCGGCGGTGCTGCTCACCTACGACGGAGACGCCGCAGCGTGGGCTGCTGCCGGGGGCAGGGGCCGAGCCTTTGCGGTGCTGCCGGTGAACGGCAAAACATACTCCATTCTCTTCCCCGGCGCTCTGGCCCAGCGGCGGGACGTCACGGCGTCCAAAAGCGGTGTGACTTTTGGCAGCGGATACCGACAGACAGAGGCAGGCGCATGGGTGCAGGATGATACTGCCTGCCGCCCGGAGGCGCTGCAGGGCTTTATGTAAAGGAGCGTGATTTTTATGGGCAAGCTCATGGGGGCAAAAATCGGCTCTCTGCACACCTTGGACGACCTCGGCCTTTACCTGTTGGTTGGCAGCCCGCTCATCTCCGGTGCAGAGCCGGACAAAAAGCTTGTGCAAGTGCCGGGCGGCGATTTCCTGCTCGACCTCACCCGGGCTGTGGACGGCAAAGTACACTACCTCCAGCGCACCATCCGGCTTGACCTTAAATGTAAGGCTCCGCCGGATGAGCGCCGCAAGGTGCAGAGCGTCCTCGAAAACGCCTTGCAGGGGCAGTGGCTGCGCTGCGTACTGGACGAGGACCCGGCCAACTTCTGGGTGGGCCTGTGGACAGTGTCGCCCCAGAGCAGAGACCGGCATACCGGCACATTTTCCATCACTGGCACCTGCAACCCCTACAAGTACAATGCCACCGCCTACGCGGGCGCAGATTGGCTGTGGGACGATTTTTATTTTGATGAGGACGTCATCTATGACGAGCCTACGGAGGTAAAGAGCCTGTGAACAAAACTTTTGAAGAAAATATCAACGACATCCGCAAGGCAAAGCGGGGCGTTGAGGTGCGGGAGGCGATGGCCGAGAGCCTTGAGTATGTGGAGGGCTTTGCCTCCACCGCTACCCAAAAGGCAGAGGAGGCCGCAGCCAGCGCCAAAACTGCCGCCGAGGCCAAGGAAGCCGCCGCTGCCTCTGCCCGGACCGCAGAACAGCAGGCGGGCATTGCCACGCAGCGGGCCGAGACTGCCACACAGCAGGCTGAGGCCGCCGAAAGCTCCAAAGCTGCCGCTGCAGAGTCTGCCAAGCGGGCAGAGGCGGCTGCCAAGGAGACCGAGGGCCGCGTCACCACCGACCCCACCCTTACCATCTCGGGCGCTCCCGCAGACGCCAAAGCCACCGGCGACCGCATCAACGCTATCAAAATCGAGACCGATAAGACCCTCACCATCTCCGGCGCGGCGGCGGACGCTGCGGCTGTAGGCAGCATCGTACTGCCCCGGCTGGTGGTGCAGACGGAGGCAGGAAGCACCGTCACCGCAGTCAGCGGGGACAAAAAGGTAACTGGCACGGCCACCGGGGGCAGCTTTTCTGCGGCCCTGCCCCACGACGGAGAGTGGACTGTCACCGCCACGCTCGGCACCGGCGCGGCCACGGAGACGGTGCAGGCGGAATACTGCCGCACCAAGACCCTGACCCTGACCTACTACACCCTGACTGTGACGGTCAAGGCGGGCAGCACCGTCACCGCCCAGTGCGGGGATAAGACCGTGACCGGCACCGTACCGGAGAGCGGCAGCATCAAGCTCTATCTGCCCATCGCTGGCACATGGACCGTGACGGCCACGCTGGGCGATGAGACCACCGAAGGCACCGTGGAAGTGAGCGAGTACAGGGACTACCCCCTTGAGCTGGCCTATGCCCACATCTACGGCGCAAGCTGGGATGGCACCAGCACCACCAAGTGGAGCCGCACCGACGAGGCGGCGGACTTTACCGACCCTGTGCCGTATGTCGCGGGCGCAAGCAGCTATGGCAGTCCTTTCGACAACTTACAGCCCTGGGCGGGTATGGTAAAGAGCGAGCGCACCGGCGGCACGATGGTCAGCATCCCCAAGTTTTGGTACAAGCTGACCCAAAACGGCAGGGGTATGAGCATCCAGATCGCCGACCGCGCGGTGGAGGGCTACAGCGTCAGCCCCGCCCACATGGACAGGGGAGACGGCAACGGCGAGCGGGACGTGGTCTATGTTGGCCGGTATCACTGTGCCAGCGGCTACAAGAGCAAGACCGGCAGCCCCCCGCTGACAAGCATGACTCGCTCCTCTGCCCGGACGAACATCCACAGCCTCGGCTCTGCCATCTGGCAGTGTGATTTTGCCATGCGGTTTACGCTCTGGCTGCTGTACATCGTCGAGTTTGCCGACTGGAACAGTCAGGCGAAAATCGGCTATGGATGCAGTCCGAGCAGCAACACCTTTACGATGGGTTATACCGACTCGATGCCGTATCATACCGGCACCGATCGGAGCAGCCGGGCCACCTACGGCGGTACGCAGTACCGCAACATCGAGGGCCTGTGGGATAACGTGTGGGACTGGTGCGATGGCTGCTACAACAACGGCGACGGCCTGAACATCATCCTCAACCCCGCAAACTTCAGCGACAACAGCGGCGGCACGGCGGTGGGCGTTCCGTCCAATGGCTGGCCGTCCGCATTCGGGGTCAAGACAAACGGAGGCTTCCCGATGTTTATCCCCACATCCACGCCCGGTAGTGACGCAACGTACTCGTGCGATTACTGGAGCTTCAGCTCGTCGGGCCCGTGCCTCTTCGTTGGTGGTTACTGTAGCCACGGCTCCGGCTATGGTTTGTTCTGCGTCAACTACGGCAGCACGTCGGGCGCCGGCGGGGGCATCGGCTGCCGCCTCCAGGAACTCCCCAACGGGGGAGTCTGAGGGGGGCCGCGGCCCCCGCAGATAACCGCGCCGTAAGGCGCTGAACTTTATAAGGAGGAGACCGCATGGAATACGTATTTGGCACAAAGGGCCGCATCGAAGTCCTCAAGACCAAGGGCAGCCACCACACTGATCTGACCGGGTATCACCAGATCGAGCGGGAGTATCCCGACCAGACCATCACCGACAGCTTCCGCGTTGTCTGCAAGCTGCGCAGCGCGGAGGACGTGGAAGGGCGCTGCTATGACTGGTACGAAATCGACCGCCACTACCGGATGACCGACAAAACCGGCCCTCTGGCAGAGCAGGCGGCGAAGACCGCTGCAGAGATGGAAGACGCCCTGTGCGAGCAGGATATGGCATCACAGGAGCGGCTGGCGACTATCGAGGACTCGCTGTGCGAGCTGGATGCCGCCGTCAACAAGTAAGGAGGACTTCAAAATGGACAAAATCTGGGCAAACCGCCTGGTTGCAGGCACTAAAACTTGGGAAGAGATGCCCGTATCCCGTCGTGCAGGGGTCAAGCGGGAGCTGGCAAAGAGGGTGACTGAGGGCGAGGTCAGTGAAGAGGATTATAAGCGCATCACCGGGGAGGAATACTACAATGAATAAGCTGCTGGAGCTGCTGGAAAAGCTGGTGCGGGTGCTTTTTGGCCCGGGGGACAAGCAGGATGCCGAAGAGGCAAAGCCCGCCCCGGAGCCTCCCGAACCCCTCGGGGCAGAGGCTGTGACCGGCTGGGAGGGCGGCCCGCCCTACCGGTACATCGACGTGAGCCGGTATCAGGGCCTTATCGACTGGGCGCAGGTGGCGGCGGCGGGCTACAAGGGGGCAATGCTCAAGACGGTATCCACAAACCGCAAGCTCTCCAAGCGGGCAGACGGCCTGTACATCGACCCGACCTTTGAGACCAACTACCGAAACGCCCGAGCTGCCGGACTGGACGTGGGCGTCTACTACTACACCTACGCTACCAGCGAGGCCATGGCCGATGCAGAGCTCGCCCTGCTGCGGCAGGCGGTCTACGGCAAGGAGCTGACCCTGCCTGTGGCAGTGGACGTGGAGGACAACCGGCTGGGCAAGCTGGACAAGCAGAGCCTGACCGACCTGACCGCCTATGCTCTGCATGAGGTAGAGCAGATGGGCTTTTACGCCCAGCTGTACACCTACACCGGTTACAAGTATGAGCTGGACATGGCAAGGCTGTCCTCTCGGTGGGACGTCTGGCTTGCCGACTACACCGGAAAGACGCCCAACGTGACGTTTAACTACAACGCCCACCAGCACACCAGCAAGGGCAGCGTGCCGGGCATCACGGGCAACGTGGACCTCAACGTCACCGAGCGCAACTACCCAAAAATCATCCGCAAGAAGGGCCTGACCCGTCTTCGGGAGGGCAAATGACCGAAAAAGAAGCTTTGCTGTGGGTGCTGGGCATCCTGGGCAGCCTGTGCGCTGCAGCCATCACCATCGACAAGGTGCTGGAAATTATCCACAAGTACATCAAAAAGGCGCAGGAGCCGGACAACGCGCAGAACAAGCGGCTGGATGAGCTGGACAAGCGCATCGGCACCTTGGAGCAGGGCCAGCTTCAGCACACACAAGCCCTTGCCCGTGACCTGCGCCGCTTTGAAGAAATCGACGAGGTGAGCCGTCTGACCCTCGACGGGGTGCGCAATCTGCTGGACGCGCAGCTGTCCGGCAACAATCGCGAGGGGATGCAGAAGAGCCGCGCCGACATCGACAACTATCTGTTAAAAGGAGTGACCAATCATGGAAGCACTGGCAACTAAGCTTTTTGACCTTATCCCTGCCCCGGTGGCGGCAGTGCTGATGCTGGGGGGCGTGATCTTTTACGCTCTGGGCTGCATCCGGCTGGGCTACGGCGCAGCGGTAAAGCCGCTGGTGCTGGACCTCATCGAGAGGGCTGAGCAGGAGATCCAGGGGACAAAGCGCGGCGCAGAGCGCAAGGCGTGGGTCGTCAAGATGCTCCGGGCCGCTCTGAGCGCCAGCAAATACGGCAAGCTCATCAGCTGGGCCATCACCGATGAGACCATCGGGCGGGTGATCCAGTTTTTCTTTGACCGCATGAAGGCGGCACTGAGTAAGGAGTAAGACTATGAGCAGCACTACATATTCCCAAAAGTGGCCCAAAACGGCCATTTTAGCAAATGAGTTCAACTTTTTAGCTGTTAAAAGTCGAACTCATTGCGATTTTGGTAACGTCAACAAACTGGTGACGTTTTGTCACCGGTTTGCCGCGCTTGGCACTATGGTGCGCAACGCCGGACAGCTGCCGCAGCCTTTTTGGCTCGGTGCTGCCTGTGGCGGCGGCTCGCGTAGTGCTGCCCGCTGCGCTGCGAGGACTTGACAGACAGCGGATGACCGCCGCGATCAAAAGCGCACCGCTTGGGAGGGTAGACCGTAAGATAGCCTTACTGCGGTACGTTGAGCGGCTCCCGCTGCCGGAGATTGCAGCGCAGACACATTACAGCCGGACAGCGATAGGCTACCGGCTGAAAGGCATTGATAAAATGCTGAATTTGTGATATACTCATATCGGTCTAAGTGTAAGTAGGGTCACATTTTAGAGCTGATTCTGCATACAAACAAAAAACCCCGGTGTTCCGTTTGGAGCATCGGGGGATTTTTTTGTTTACTTGAGATATTCCCGCAGCGCCTGCAGGATAAGCTCATTTCGGTTGCACTGCTCTGCATCTATCCGAGCTGCCATCTTTTCGGCGAGCGGACCCGGGATGTAGACCGTAGCCTGCACATCCTTTGTGTCCTCACTTCCGGTGCCAAAGATGGCGTCGCACTGTTCCTCGCCAAGGTGCTCGAGCACCCAGATTCGCGCGACCTCTTCGGAGAGCGGCACGATCTGCTCGCCGGGGGCCGTCCATCCGTCGCCGCGGCGGACGGCGTACACAGTGGCCGCGTTGCCGGTGCCGTGGATAAACCACTTGCCTGCCTTGGTGCGGTAAAGCGTCTCCTCGCAGTGGGTAAAGCTGGTGTAGTCCTGGTCGGACTCCCAGTGGGCGATCTTTTTTGCGGTATCGGTGCTGTAGCGAGAGCCGTTGATTATTTTGCGCATGGTATCCTCCACATTGTCAAAGTTATCGTCATCTGTCGTTTTGGGCGTGGGAAGCCCGGCCAACATCCATCCCTTGTAGCTCGCTGCCGGGCGTGATTTTAAGCGAGTCCCACGGATCGACGTGGCGATCGCCCTGAATCCTGCTGCAATCCTTTTTGCGGCGACGTCCTCCGGGACGTCCTCGTCAAAAAACAGCAGATGATTTTTACGCGCCCAGTCCAGCAGATTGACCGCCTTGTGGGTGTTGCCGTCCGGGTCGATCAGTTGCCAGACAAGAGCCTCACGATTTTGCGGCCCTTTTTGACCTGCGGGCAACTCTAGAGCCGCCGAAGTGCCTATGGATTGCAATGTCTGCATACGTGCCTGGATCTCCGGGTCTGCTGCCCGGCGGGCCTTTGCCTCATCCGACCATGCAGCGTTGTTGATATGACCATTTTTTACCCGTAGGGCAGCGCTGCATTTTTTTGAGCAGCATTGCTGGTTTACGTCACTGGGAGAGGCATAAAAAGGCTTGCCGCAGATAGCGCAGATCTTTTTTAGTGATTTGCCTTTATGGTCGGCAGGCGCCTGATCATAGGGAGGCTGTCTGGAGGGCGTGACGGGCTGCGGGGCGAGTCCGTCTTTCCTGCGCCGTCCTCGCTGGCAGCCGCAGCTCCTTGATATTTTTAAGGAGTTGTAGGACATGATCCTGTCATTGCCGCAAAGAGCGCAATGCACGACGACCATTGTGCATTTATATCCGTTGGGCATGATCTTCGCCGGTGCCGTGCCGACGATGGAGAGATCGCCAAAAGTTTTGCCTATTAACCGGTCGGCAAGCGGCTTTTTGGGCTCTTTAGCCTTTGGTGCCTTGGGCTGCGGAGGCTCTGCAAGCGTCCACCCTTTATAAGTGTGCAGCCCGTGAGGCCTTTCCGGGTGCTTGAGCGCGTACCACAGCATCTGGACGCCTTCGGCGATCCGGGCTGCGGCGTTGTCCGGTGCGGCATCCGGGAAAAACAATTTTACATTGTCCTGGCTCCACTTTGCCAGATCATCGACCTCGTGACGCTTGCCGTCCGGGTCAATGAGCGCCCATGAGTACAACATCACATCACCTCGATGTCATAATCGACGGTGCAGTCGGGGACCACGACATTGCCGTCCTCATCGACGGTGTAGTCGATGTCGCCGTTGGTGCCGTCGGCGTAGCTCTTGGCGTAGTCGGCCAGATACTCGACGTCCTCGACCTTGTAAGCGCCCAGATCGGCGTTGTACTCGAGGCCGCCGACCTCGAAGAAGTCGTTTTCGAAGTCGATGCCGGTGCGGGTGTGGGTCATTTTAATACTCAGGAGCTTGCTGCCATCATAAAACTTAGCCATTGTTGTTGTCCTCCTTATAGTTGAGTGTGTGGATTATGCCATGCAGTCACCATAGCAGTAGGTGTGGCAACGGGGGCAGAGGCCGCGGATGGCGGTCACGCTGGGGCGGCGAGAGGTACGAGCTGCGGTATATGCGGGACGCTCAAAGGTGCGGATAGCCTTGGTCATGACCTCGATGGTCTTGGTGGCCTTGTCGTAGCTGCCCTCGACGGTCTGGCACTTGCTGTACTCGGCCTTGTACTGGCTGTAGTGCATGCGAACGATGCCGGCTGCGACCTTTTTGGCAGCGGTCTTTGCAGCGGCCCAAGCCTGCTTGAGAGCACTTGCAAAAGTGTAGCAGCTGGGGATACGGCTGTGATTGTACTTGTAAGGTGCGACCCACTTGCGGTACATTGCCCAGGCATTGCTCATGATCTCGTGCAGGTTGTAAGCTTTCATCGTTCGTTCCTCCGTTTTGTTTGGGTGTTCCTCTTGACACTCTTATTATAGCATAAATAATTTATTTTGTCAACAGTAAATTTGAGAAAATAAATTATTTATGCTATCTTTTTTTGTCCTTCGTTGTACCTTCGTTGTCTCTCCCGCCGGGCGGCTCTGCTACACTGGGCGCAAAGGAGGCAAGCGCCAATGTGGAACAAGTTCAGCCCCAACCCCCACGGGGGCAGCGTGGGTGATTGCTCCGTGCGCGCGGTAGCAGCAGCCACTGGGCAGAGCTGGGAGCAGGCCTACATTGGATTGGCGCTGACCGGCTTTGCTCTCGGCGATATGCCCAGCGCCAACCGCACATGGGGCGCATACCTCCAAAAGCACGGATTCAAGCGCCGCATGGTGGAGGCGGACTGCGCCACCTGTTACACCGTGGCAGATTTTGCCCGGGAGTACCCGCACGGCGTGTATGTGCTGGGGTGTTCCGGCCATGTTCTGGCCGTGGTCAACGGTGACTGGCTGGACAGCTGGGACAGCGGCGCAGAATGCCCGATCTATTACTGGTACAAGGAGGACTAAACGATGCCGTACAATCCATATGGCTATCAAATGCCAAACTACTACGGGCAGCCTATGCCTGACCAGCTCACGCAGCTGCGGCAGAATGCCGGGTATCAGCCGCCCATGATGAGCCAACCGACAGGGCAAAGCTCCCCATCTACGCCTCCTATCATCTGGGTGCAGGGCGAAGAGGGCGCAAAAGCCTACATGGTAGCCGCCGGGAACAGCGTGCTCTTGATGGATAGCGAGAACAGCGCCTTTTACATCAAGAGCACGGACGCAAGCGGAATGCCGCTGCCGCTCAGGGCCTTTGATTACAAGGAGCGCACCACGGCAGCTAAGATGCCCGCTCAGGCCGTCCAACAGCCCGGCGGGGAGTTTGTCACCAGGGTAGAGTTTGACGCCCTGGCAGCCCGCTGTGCAGCGCTGGAAAAGCAAGAATCCACAAAACCTGAAACGGAGGTCAAGTAATAATGGCAAACCCTCTTTTTAATGCACTGGGCGGCGGCAAAGCATCATCCATGCCCGGCCCTATGGACCAGTTCGGCCAGATGATGCAGCAGTTCCAGCAGTTCAAGGCTAATTTTCAGGGCGATCCAAAGCAAGAGGTGCAAAAGCTCCTGCAATCCGGGCGGATGAGCCAAGACCAGCTCAACCAGCTTCAGGCAATGGCTCAGCAGTTCCAGCAGTTTTTACACTAAGTCGTAACCGTGGCCACGGTCGAGATACACTTTTTACCAAAAATTTCGAAAGGAGTACAAAATGTCTCTTTCTTCTGACAACATCGGCTTGACTATGCCGGTGCAGCCCGCCAATACCAACAACGGCAACGGCTTTGGCTTTGGCGGCGATGGTTCGTGGTGGATCATCGTGCTCTTCCTTTTTATCTTCTGTGGCTGGGGCGGTAACTGGGGCGGCAATCGCGCCGGTGCCGGCGCCGGCGTCGTAGATGGCTACATCCTGACCAGCGACTTCGCCAATATCGAACGCAAGATCGATGGCGTAAACAACGGTATGTGTGACGGTTTCTACCAGCAGGCACAGCTCATCAACGGCGTCCAGCAGACCGTGAGTAACGGATTCATGTCCGCCGAGATCAGCCGCGCAAATCAGCAGGCCGCTTTCATGCAGCAGCTCTTTGCGATGCAGATGCAGCAGCAGAATTGCTGCTGCGAGACCCGGTCTGCTATCCAGGGCGTCAACTACAATCTGGCTACCCAGTCCTGCGAGACCCGGAACACCGTGCAGAACGCGACCCGGGACATCGTAGACAACCAGAATCAGAACGCCCGGGCTATCCTGGACGCTCTCACAGCTCAGCGCATCGAGGCAAAGGACGCCAAGATCGCGGAGCAGAGCCAGCAGCTTTTTGCGGCTCAGCTTGCAGCTTCCCAGGCGGCGCAGAACGAGACCCTCAAGGCATACATGAGCGGTCAGCTGGCCTACTACAACCCGCGTCCCGTTCCTGCCTTCCCGGTTCCTGCGCCGTACCAGTACGGTAATTGTGGCACCGGATGCGGCTGTAACGGCTGCGCATAACCAAATAACGGCAACTGACTACAATTTGTAGCCTGTTCAGCCCCTGAGCTGATTTTGCAAACCAGAGCGCCGGGGCAGAAGTCCCGGCGCTTTTATTTATGAAAGGAGCCGATAAAATGGCTGAATTTACGAATCCCAATATCGTGACGGTATCCGCCGGGGAAAATCTTCCCTTGACAGAGACTGCCGTAAAAGGCCCGGCCTGCATCGTCCATCGTGAGGGCGCGGGTATCGTGACCCTGCGCGGCCTGACAAACCAGTGCAAAGCCCGCTTCAAGGTGAGTTTTGGCGGCAATATCGCCGTTCCCACCGGCGGCACTGTGGGACCCATTTCCGTGGCGCTGGCTGTCGGCGGTGAGTCGCTGACCAGCGCGACCGCGATTGTCACCCCGGCGGCAGTCGAAAATTACTTCAATGTTTTCGTGGCTGCGTTCATCGAGGTGCCGCGTGGCTGCTGCGTGACCGTGGCGGTTAAAAACACCAGTACGCAGGCAGTCAGCATTGCAAACAGCAATCTGATCGTTGAGCGGGTAGCATAAGAAAGGAGATAAAATCATGCTGGATAAACTGAATCACCTGAAGGATGAGATGTGCGACGAGCTCATGGAGCTGACCGACAAAAAGAACCGATCCCCGGGCGATGTTGAGATGATCGGCGAGATCGTGGACATCATTTTGGACGTTCACCGCATCGAGGATTACTGCGAGGGCGGCGAGTACAGCCGTACAGGCGAGTGGGAAGCCGACATGCGCGGATCCTTCAACCGCGACGCCGGAAACGGTTACAACTGGGGCAACAGCCACGCCAACCGTGGCCGTCACTATGTGCGCGGACACTACTCCCGCACGGATGGCCGTGATCGCATGATCTCTGACATCGAGGACATGATGCAGGACGCCACCGGCGCAGAGCGAGACGCTTACAAACGCGCGGCGGACATTCTGCGCAACGCATAAGGGAGGAGGGCGGCAAGTATGGACATCGACGAAATCAACACCCATATCCACAAGCTGAAATGCGGATCGACGGACTGGCAGAGCGTGGAAAAACTTGCCGCCCTCTGCACCGTGAGGAATGAGCTGGAAGAAAAGCAGGCACCGGCAGAAATGCAGACTCAAGCGCTGCCTCCCGCGTCGTACCCGGCGTCATACTCCACAAAAGCAAATCCGCAAAGCGAGTTCGTGGAAGCGGCCAGCGCCGCGCCCTTTGGAGGCTTGATGGAAGTGCTTGATGAGCACATGAGCGCCATAAAGCTTGCATACCCGAAAGAGTATGAGTTGGTCATGCGGAAGATAACCGCATTGTAAAACGACACAAAATGTGTTATTTTTACATACAGCCAAAACTTGAAAAGTTGAATTTTTAAGTTTAATAAGCTAACGTAAGGCTAACGAACTTTGAATTTTTATCGATAAATGGTAAAATAAAACTGATTTGTAATCAGTGGGTTGCAGGTTCAACTCCTGTCACCAGCTCCAAAAAGTCCTACGATATACCGCTGAAAAGCGGCGTGTGTCGTGGGGCTTTTGCTTTTATGTCTCCGACTGCATCGCCGCCATTCAGAAAAATCATGCCGCCCGGCGGGGCGCGGGTGTTGAAATCGGCTCATCACGACGCCGCTGTGGTGTTTGGCGGTGTAGCCCTCTCAGGCGCTTTCGCGCCAAGGCCGGGTTGCGGCTCCCAGCGTCTGCTGCGCTGCCGCTTGCATCCTGCTGGCCGCTGCCCCAACA